AATATTTTTATAACCTAATTTAATAAAGGCGTTATGTTTTCTTTCAACGTCTTTACCTTGTGTTATTTCGCATAAAGCAGTTAATCTTTTACTTTCTGCGTATTCTTTAAAAACTATCATCATAGCTCTAAAGATATGAAAATTACGATATTTAGGATTTACATGAAGCCATAGACTTCTTAAAAATCGTTTGTCGCTATACCAAGTTTCGTCTACAGCGGCAGCCATAGTTCCTATAATAACATTTTCATATTCTACTACTATAACAAAACTATTCTTAATGTAAAATATAATATGATCCAGTAATTTCTTATTATTTACATTACCAAAATTATATGGTGATTCTGGCAGCCAGGTTTTTAAAAGCTCTCGAATTCTAACAGCGTCATCAATACGAGCTTGCCTTATTTTATACTTATCTTTTTCCATCAGGTCTAATATTTATTCTTATTGTGCCAAATCTCCAATTGTCTCCAACATCAGTATTTTCAATTCTTAAACTAGATTGTCTTCCTCTAGTTCTCGTATTGTAAAATCTTGTAGCATTATTGACCGTAATAGCTTCTCCTGAAGTTCTTGTATCATTTGGATAATCTCTGGTTTTAAGTGTAATTATAGCGTTACCTTCCATATTTTGAAAATCTGGAATAACTTTATTTATAAAACTAAAAGTTTCTCCATCAGCAATATCTCCATCGCCAGATTGTATAAAAGATGGTAACGCAGAGCCATCAGCGTCTACACCTTCTTCGTGTCTATAAATTAAACTTCTACCAGCTGTAAGACCATTTATTTGAACATAAGTATTAGATGTGTTATTAGCAAAATACTCCGTTGCTAAAGGATTTAATTCAACACCATTATCTTGATATGTACTTCTTGCTAAATTACCAAAGTACCAACTATTTTCTAAATAATTGTAAATAACATATCTATCTATTTGATCAGAGGTGCTAGAACAATAGTACCAAATAATTTCTGAAAAATTAGAAGTTTGTCCTGCATATACTTGTTGATATTGAGTTTTATTTATATCATTAAAAACATAATTTAAAACACTACATGGAATTTCTTGTACAGCACCAGCATATCTAAAGAATTGTCCATCAGACATCCAGTAGGCAACATCATCTACTACAATTGCACTATTTAATCCAACACTTCCACAATCATTACCGAGCTGTCTAAAACCAAAAATAAAAGGTGGACCAATAAAAGACATCGAATGCATAGCTGTATCTGTCCATATTAAAATAGTTCCTTTTGCAGGTCTTGCACATCTTATTTCACTACCACCTGCAATTCTTTGAGATCCAGCAGAGTTTGTAGAGGTAGGTGCAAAAGAATTAAAATTTTCTTGATCAGAAAATCTTATAAACATTTTATCTTGTGTTGATGTATCTCCTATTTGAGTTTCTGTACCCATACAAATTAAATGTCGTGTTTCAGTCGAGACAAGAGAAAGTGTGCTTGCTGTAGGAGCATTAGATATTACTGATAATCTATTGTCAGTCATACCATCAGATGTATTCCAGTGATAAGTTTTTCCATCTCTTTGTGTGACTATTAAATCTTCTCCCCAATTATTCATAGACCATTGTCTCATATCAAGAGTAACAGAACTTGATGATCTAGGAGTAGACCATGTTGAAAGATTCCAAGTACCAGTGCTCCAACCAAAACCAAAAGTTTGTTTATCTGGACCTACAGATAATTGATACTCGATATCACAATTTCCAGTAGTAGTAACATTTGATACAGCATTAGCATTAGTTGTAATTACATAAGCATCTGCGTTAGTAATTGATATAATCTCATATTCGGCATCAATACTACTATTTGCGATCCCTCCGATGGACGTAGGCGCACAGTTTGATATAGTTATGAAGTCTCCTACCGCTGCGCTATGAGTTGAATGATTTACAGTTAAATTAGCACTTCCAGTAGTAGTGTTAAATACATTAGTAAGCGTATTAGATTGTCTTATAGGAGTTACATCAGCATTATCTCCTGATCTATAAATATAAACTTTTCTATCTGTTCCTAAACCCTCGTAACGAATACCGCTATTATCAAACCATTGATGTAAAGCTCTTCCAACTCCTACATAATAATCTTGACTAAATTTTTCCCATCCACCTATTTTTTGAGGTAAACCTTTTCTAAATCTTACTTTATCACAATTAGCCCATCTTCCTTCTGCACCTGTTTCGGTGTTTTCTGTATCAATTCCTGGTAAAAAATTTAATTGAGTTAATGGCATAGGTATATTATATAATAAAAAAACAAAAAATATAGAGTTTTTTTAAATGTTTAAAGCTTGATATAGTTGAAATTTATTACTAATCTTTTAAGACTATCTGTAGATGAAAATCCTGAATGTTTTAAAGTTGAATCAAATTCAACAAATGTATTTTCTTTACTTACGACTTTTTTATCTTCTATAATTGTATATCCATTATTTGTATTTACATAAAATATAGCTGTAGTTATTTTACAATTATCATTTTTAGAATAATCATTATGAAATCCATATTCTACATGGTTATCAGTTTTAAGAGTTAAATTTGCTTTTATTCTTAGTAAAGTAAAAATTTTAAATTTATTTAAAATAGGTTGAATTATTTGAAAATAATTAGAGTTTATATAGCCATTATCTTTATCAAAAAAAGTATGTACTAATTGAGATTGACCATCATTAATTTTAACCACTCCTTCATTATAATACCAAGGAAAATAAGGTGATAATAAAGTTTCTTTTATATTACTAAAGCTTGTATTATCTAAATAATTTTTACTTACTTTCATACACTTTTTCTTTATTTGTATTTGTAAAGAATACAGAAGTTACTGATGTATTTCCATCATATCTTTTTCCAATAAAATCTAAACAATAATAATATTTTCTTAAAAAACTAAAAGCATCTAAATTCCATGTTCCATTATATAATAATATTATGCAATCATTTTTTTTATTATTATGAATAAACTTAGCAATATCTAATCTTGATACAACACGTGGATCATTATCTATCATTATAAAATCAGGTTTTTTACTTAATTCTTGTAAAAGTATGTCTGGTAAATTATCAGTGTTATATAAACGTAATGAAACATTTTTTAAATTTTTTTTATTTAATTTATCAAACCAATTTTTATTATGCTCTAAACTTGTTATATTTTTAAATCTTTTAGAAAAATAAATTGTAGAATTTCCTGATCCTATTTCTAAATAAGTTTTATTTTTAATATTTAGTTTATTTATAAATAATAAAAATTCTTCAGTTAGAAGTGGTTTTTCCATTTTTATTTTCGACTTTAATATTCAATTCATTAACTCCACCACAAGAAATTAATCCACTTGGAAAAGCATTAGCTGCTATAGTATATCTATTTTCGTCTTTAGTATTAGGTTCAGCATAGTGATAAATTTTAGGAGGAAAAACAATATATTTTCCTGGTTCAGTTGGTTCTAAATGTTTTAAATTATATTCTTGATTTGTGTAATCTTGTGGACTTAAAGGAAAAATATTATTATCAAAATAAGGGTTTATTAAATGCCAAACTGTATGATCTTTTTTCCAACCCGAAACATAATAATTACTACTAATAAAAGCATTAGGGTGTGTATGACCATGAAAAGAATTACCTTTACCGTTCATATTACACCAAGAGCTATTAATGATTAATGGAACATTTAGTTTTAAATCTTTTGCTACGTGTTCCAAACACTCGTGTAACCAACCAAAAAAACTTTTAAGTTCAGGCAAATCATGTAACATTTTTTGCATACCATTATCAGTAGTATATCCCCATATAAAGTTGTTAGGATTTTTAATAAAAGGTTGAGATTCAATTATCTTTTTAATTTTATCTATTTTAGATTTAGTATAATAAAATCTATAAAAAGGTATTCCTAATACGTTAGTCTTGTCTTTCAACTTGTTCTCCTACAAAAACTGATGATAAATTAAAACTTAAACCCCACTTAGTATCTTTAGATTTACTTTTTTTACAACCGTGATTTAAAAAAGAAGAAAATAAAGCAAACTTACCTTTTTCTGGTTTTATTTTTCTTTTTATTTCTGGAAAGTCTAAGGTTTGTGGGTGGTCATTTAAATATATAACGCCTGACCAAATAGAAGGTTTATGAGTATGCATAATAGTTTTAGCTCCAGTTCTTATGCAGTAACCCCATGAATCTTGAAGAACATATCTATTAAACTTTATTCTAGCATCTATGTATTTAATAAAACTCTGTAACACTTTAGAAAATTCGTCATCATAATTAAAATAAGTATAAGAAGTCATAAGGTCTCTAACATTTGTTTTAAATGCCATATTGCTTTCTTCTTGAAAACCTTGTTTAATTTTTTCTATAAAATATTCACTATTGATATCAATAGTTCCTTCTACAAAAAAAAATTCTGTAAGACACTCGTCTTCTATATGATTATCTATAATCATCATAATATTATATTCCAATCTAACTTTTTAATTAATTCTTCTATATTAATATCTTTTAAATTGTTTTTTTTAACAAAAGTGTTCAATTCTTCTACATCAATTATGATCCATTTTTTATCAATATAAAAAACCATTTTATCTGCTTTTGACTTAAAGCTTCCTATTTTATAACCTTCTCTTTGAATAGGCCGAGTGTCAAATTTTAATTTTTGATTTAATCTATTTTTAAGAATACCAGAAATATTCCATAATTCATTTTTTTCTTTTTCAGTAGGATATTCAATATCTTCTAAATAATTTTTAAAAATATTATTTAGATTTTTTAAATGATTCTGGTATTCCGACATAGGGTCTTGTATCATATTTATTTTCTTCTGCACCTTCACTGTTAACATTATTATAATGTAAAAAAACTTGACCAGATTGAATACCTTTAAATTTTTCTCTCCAATGTTCTCGATCCATACCTTTATAAATTAACATATCTCCTTGTTTTAAATTAATTTTGGCACCTTTAGTATTTTCTTTTTTTGATTTAGCTACGAAAATAGGCCATTCTCCTCCTCCTAAAAATATAGTAGTTGATATTTCACAACTAAATCTATCTTTGTGTCTTTTAAGAATATCACCATTTTTATATAATCTTGCATAAGAATAGTTAGGATATAATTTAACTTTAAGTTTTTTTTCAACAATTGGTTGAGTTGCAAGCAACAATGTTTCCATTGCAATATCTGCGTATGTACTATAGGTATCAGGTATCATATCACCTTCTCCTTCAAAACCACCATATGTTTCAAAAGTCATATGAGGATAATCATTGTACATTAAAAATTTAGATACTTCTCTCCTCAATATTAAATAATTATATAAAAATCTTGAGGTTGCTTTAGTAACTGCTTTCTTAACAACAACATATCCTTTTTTATCAAACTCAGTCATTTTATCTCCATGGTTTTCCTATTGACCAAGCAACTAAACTAAATCTTTTTCCTTTTGTAACTGGTGTTACTCTGTGCCAAAGAAAAGAAGGCATTATTAAAACAGTTCCTTTTTGTCTTAGTTCTTTCACAGTAATTACATTTTTAGCATTTTTAATATCTTTATCTCCTTTAGCTCCTTTATCTCTTAAATCTACTTGAAAATCTCCACCTGTATATTCAGAGCCATCTGTAAGTGATATGACTGTACTTAGTTTTCTATACTTTCCTCTGTATTGTTCGTATTGGTGATCATTAGGATAAGTTTCATATGAACCGTCTTGATGCCAATTATAGTATTGATTTAAATTATATTTAGTAAATTGAACAGTTTCAGTATAATCAATATCAAAATTCCATCCAGCATTAAAATTTGCTTGATCTACAAAAGGATGTATCATTTCATAAAGTTCGGGATCATGAGAAAAAACAACATTAGAGTTCCTGATTTTACTATCAGGTCCTTTTACAGTTCCTTTTTTTGATTTAAAATTTGTATATTTTTTTATTAAATTATCGCAAATTTTTTCGGGAATAGCTTTTGTATAATAATAATACGAATATTGAAGGATCATTTATCTATTTAAGACAAGTCCAAGTAATATATTCTCTGTCTTTTTTATCTAAGTTTTTTGAAAAGAAGTAATCTATATTTGAATTAAATAAATAAAAATTTCCTTCTTGCACATTTAAATTTTGGTAAAAATATCTTTGAGTTGGTTTTTGATATTTTAAAATTAATTGTCCAGGATTTTCTCCAGCTTTTAAAATATATATTAAAGTAAACCAGGGTTGATTGTGTACATCTTCGAGAAATAAATTATTTCTTGTTATAGATGATTCATTAAATGTTTCTAAATTTCCCCAACAGTTTATGTTTTTATAATTAATATTATGATAAGCATAAATTTGTTGTTGAATTAAATCATAGATCCATGAGTGTTGACCATGATAAGACAAATTGATGTCATAAAATTTATTAGAAATACCAAAAGTTGTTTTTTCTAAATCTTTTCTAAGACTTTCGCTTATTTTATCTGAATCAATATTTGAGTATTGAGTTCTAATATCTCCAACTATTACTTTTTGTTCAGTTAATATTATTTCTTTAGATTGCATATCTTTTAATAATTTGGTTTATAAAAATATAAAACAAAATTATTGATATCTATATCTTATAACTACAATACCTGATCCACCGCTACCGCCTGGAATTGAAACGTGAGGTGTAAAACCTCCACCGCCGCCACCGCCACCAGTGTTTGCTTGTCCACTGGTTCCTGGTTGAGCACCTGGTCTGTTAGGACTATTTGTTCCAGAACCGCCGCCACCTTGGCCTCCATTACCACCTGGTGGGTTACCTTGATCTGGTCTACCAGATCCACCGCCACCGCCGGCAAAAAATTGTGCACTTCCTCTAATAGTTATTGGACTACCATTACCACCTCTACCACCTGGCATTGGTTGTCCGCCATCAGCGTGTCCACCACCTGCACCAGCAGAGTTTTCTGATTGGTGAGCTGATCCTGCATTTCCTTCTGGAGGACTATATCCACCTTCATTACCTGGTTGTGCTCCGTTACCACCTTGAACACCACCTGCACCCGATCCGCCATTTGTACTATTTCTCGCACCTCCGAATCCTGATGCTCCTCCTCCACCGCCTGTAGATGAAAAACCTAAAGCAGAAGAATTTTGGCCTTTTTGACCTGCAACATTATTATTACTTCCTGATGATGATCCACCACCTCCTACAGAAATAGGATAACCTTGAACTGAAACAGGTTGACCTGAACCATCGTCATTTGGATAAGAAAATCTCATACCACCAGCTCCGCCTGCTGCACCCATTCTGCAACCAGCTCCACCGCCGCCTGCTACAACCATCCAATCTACAGTTTCTCCATCTGGTGCTTCACTTACAGTAAAAGTTCCGCCTGATGTAAATGTATGAATTTTGTAATCTCCATCTGTAGTTTCAGTTCCGCCTGATGCTACAATAAATTTTCTACCTCCACCAGCAAATCCAAATCCTCTAGCTGATGCTCCTCCTCTACTTCCTAATAATGGCATTTTAATCTCCTACCCATTGTTGATTATCTTCATCCCATGAATAAGAAAGTGCATCTTCGGGATGTGGTACAGGTGGTTCCCATGTTGCAGTTGTAGTATTTAATGTCCAACTTGCATAAGGTTTAGGGTGAATAAATATATCATTTGTTGAATCATATTTACTACCGATTCCTGCATAGTTTCCTCTAAAAGCTTTTGTTTGATCATCAGCTTCTCTTCCATCTGAAGTATAGTATTTTCCTCCATGAGTATTATATGAAGTTTGTTTCCAATTAGAATAACCTGTGAGGTTATTTAAAAAAGCAATTCCAGTAGCCTCATCTTCAACTCCATTTAATAGACAATCAGAATCTGAAACAACATCAATTCCAATAACTATGTTGTTTTCATCTAATTTAGCAAAATGAGCCATGAAAGCCTTTCTTACTCCTAAGCAAATTGTGTTTGTGCTGCAAATACAGTAAATGCAGCATCTCCTGTTTTAAATATTGTGTAAGAATAAACATCAACAGAACTTGCGTTACCTGCATCTGGTGCTGCTCCACCTTGCCATTCTGGAGTAACACCTGACCCATCAATTTGCACTGCTGAATTGTAATATGCAGATGAACCGTTGGTTACTAAGTGAGCGATAGTTACAGATTCACCTGTGTCCATAATTGAGTTTAATGAATTAGAAGAATCACCTCTAATATTCAGAGTCCAGTTTCCCGAAGCATTAGTAGTAAAATATAAAACAGCTTGAGTTGTTACATCAAAAGCAACAGTTCCTGTAGCTGCTGTTGCAGATATTGTTGCTTTTTCTGCTATATGTTGAATTTTTCCACCGCCGTTAAAAGTAACTCTTCCAGCAACTCCGTTTGTAGATAATAATAAATCTGCATTTGCAGTAGTCGCTGCTAAATTAGGTGCAGAACCTGCAAAAGTAATAGTGTTTGCTGTTGCATTAAAATTTGTAGCAGAAGCATTTCCAGTTGAAATAACTGCAGATCCATTTAAATTTGTACCTGCTACGTTTCCAGATGATGTTACAGATGTCATTGCAACATCTCCTAAATCTGCCATTACATCGAACATCGTAGAGCCATCTGTATATACAATTGTTTTAGCACCTTGTTTAAGTGTAATTGCGTTTGCAGCATGACCTGTATTTGCAAATTTTAATGTTTGTGATCCAGATGTATTATTGAAAACTACATAATTTTGTTCTACAGCATCAGTAAAAACATGTATGTCTCCTGTTAATGTTCCTGTAAATTCTAAAGTAGCATTGTGTACTTGATCATCTGTTGTGCTATCATCAGTATTTGAAGTTGAGTTATTAGATGTTAAAGTTACGTTAGCTGAACCACCTACAGGAACAGCTTGATATCCTGAAACAGAAGCGTCAACTCTATTTAAAACATAATTAACTAAATTTCCCCAAGTTCCTGAATTTTCTCCAGAAGCTTGTCTTTCTAATTTTAATCTCGATGTAAAACTTGATGGCATAATTTTTTATACTCCATATTTTAAATAATGTAAATAATATATATTTGTATTCATTTGTCTAGTGAATATTAGTCCAAGTTTCTGTAATATTACCAGTAATCGGATCCCAAAATTTAAGAGTTGCAACATTAGCATTTGCTCTATTTCCTTCTATAGATAAGAAGTTTTGTGAATTAGGTACTATTGTTGCAGAGCTTATAGTTACTTGATTTCCAGTTATTGTTAATATCTGAGAAGCACTAATATTTATTGTATTAGCAGATCCAGTAATTTCTTCACCTGTAATAGATATAAAGTTTTCAGAAGTTGTATTTACTGTTCCTAAATTAATATTTAATTGTTGTCCTGTAATACTTGTAAAAGAAGCACTTCCTACATTAATATTATTTACTTCTACATTTGCTTCAAAAGTAGGAGTATTAATTGTAATAGACCCACCTGCTTCTACAGCAAAACTATCTACAGTTGCAGAAACTAAAGGCTCGCCTGTAATTGGAATTATATTATTTGTATTTAAAGTAATAGTTCCTTGACTTATATTAAGTTCTCTACCAGAAATAGATATTCCAGAATTTCCTGTAACAGTTACATCATTTAAATTTGTATTTAATTGTTGTCCATCTTCTATAAATACAACACCTGATCCAGAAACTATTCCAGTTAAATCAGAATTCCAAGCTCCATTATTCCATTCATCTCTACTCCATCCAGTTCCAGCATTAAGATTTAAAGAAATTGATTGTGAATCAATAGGAACATTAGTTCCTTCTCCTATTACAATATTATTTGCAGTAGAAGTAATCTGTATTCCAGTTATTTGAGAAGTTTTAGAACCTGATACAGTTACATTATTTACACTAACAGTAAGCTCTTCACCTGTTGCAGAAATGGTTGCTGCACCAACTAAAGTAAGATTTCCTGTTGATAAATTTATCTGGTTTCCAGTTAAACCTATAAATGCATCTGGACCGTTATTCCATTCAAATGAACTCCAGGTTTGTCTTCCCCAACCAGTTCTTAATTCTGCTTCAACAGTTATACTTCCAATTGAAGTAGTAACATCTAATCCTGTAATGGCAGCGCCACCAGAGGCATTATTCCATGTTCCAAAATTCCAATTACCACTACTCCACGGACTTGCCATAAGGATTTACCTCCTTATGCAATTCTGATTAAACCGTTTGATGCGTCAGCGTTTGGAAACTGTAACTCGAATGTACCATTAGTTGATGTTTTTACACCACCAAAATCTAAAACTGCAATAGAAGAATTACTATTGTTTGCGTTATAGATTAATGCAGCTTGAGCAGAAATTGTTGCATTCGCAAATGAAACATTATCAGCATCAAAAATTGCTGTTGTTCCATCAGTCGAAATAGCAACGTTTGTCAATGTTGCACCACCAGTAGTGTAGTTCGTACCACTGCTTGATATTTCATTAGCTGTAATATATGCAGTTGTATTTTGGTTTAGAGTTGCAGTGTTGTCGTAAAGTGCACACTTTAATGTCTGAGCTTCTAAGTTTCCGCCAGGCGACATTAAGTCTTGCTTAAACGACACTGTAATCGCTTGAGATATTGCCATGTTTATTGTCCTCCAGTTAATGTATTCTCGCCTAGTGGACTACCAGGAAACTTGTAATCAGTTCTTCTTCTTCTACGAGCTTCATTATTGATAGCAGCCACACTTTCGACATACTTTTGTTTGTATATATTATAATCTTCTATGTTCTTTGTAAAGAGATTTGCTTCAGATAAACTACCATATAAAAGAGCATCAGAAGCATTTTCAGTATACCAATTAGTTGTATTAGTATTTGATAAAGGATTTATTCTCCCTTGATATCCTAGCTCTATGGTATATTCAGCATCTGGAGTTGGGGCTACATATAAAGTATTATCATCGAAATTAGAAAAATATCTAGGTGTTGATGTAATTGAAGCATTAGGCCAATATTCTTGAACATACTCTAGAGGTTTTATTTCTAAAAATTGTCTTTCATTATTTACAATTATATTAACATAATTAATTAACATTGGCTCAATTGCAGATGGTAATGTAATAAATCTATCTCCAATACTTGTAGATGAATTTACATTTTGATTAAAACCAACAGGATCAATTTCTCTTGATAATTTTTGCTGTGTATTATCAATAAAAGTATCTAATTGATTTGTAAAATCAGTTCCAGTATTTTCAGCCCAGGTTTGTATATCAGTCTTTAGACTGCTGTATGTCATCGGCATTTTTATTTACTCCTTGTACATCAAATTTAGTCCATACATTTCCTCTAAATGGATAAGTTCCATAATGAGTAAGTGGACTGATTACATCAGCGAAGATTTTACCACCAATTTTTTGCCATAATCTGCAAAAAGCATAATCTTCTGATAAATATCTATTACTTTTTTCGTCAATAATACAGTCAAAAAATGCATAACAATTATTACTACTAAACCTTTCATTATTGATTATTTGATCAGATGTATACTTCAAATTAGCATAAGCTTTTTTCATTTTATAAAAAACTTCTTTTTTTATACACATAAAACCTGTAGCTGCATCTAAAACTTCAGTAAATCCATTTTTAACTTTAATATCGTGTGGGTGCGCAAAATTTAAATTATACCCTAAAGCTTTTGCTTCTATATTTTCTTCTCCACTTTCTTTAATAAATTTAGGTACAGATTTCCAATCTATAGATTTTCTAGGATAAATTCCTGCAGATACATCATGTCCTGATTCTACTAATCTAATTACATTATCTGCATTAAAACCTATATCACTATCTATAAATAATAAATGAGTAAATCTATCTGGTTCTTTTTCATCAAAATCTAAAAATTGAGTAACTAAAGTATTTCTTGCTCTAGTAATTAAACTTTCATTTCCCATAGTATTCAGATGTACTTGAATTCCTTTATGTTGAGCTTTTACTGTTGTGCTTAATATTCCATGTAAGTAAGCTTCAGTAAGTTGACCGCCATAACAAGGTGTAGCAATCATAACACCATATTTTTTTTCTATATTCATGATGTTACTACTGTAACACTTCCTAAATCAGTTGATAACAAATTTGTGCTTGCTTGTGCTATACCGATTGAAGGTATAGATCCAGTTGGAGGAAATATTACATTTATTTGATCTGGTACTCCTCCAGTTGCAGATAAATTTGCTTGAGGTCTTGCGTCTTGTAAAGATTGTGCGTCTGTAAAGTAAGTTAAATCTAATTGTGGTTGTTTAGGTTCAAATTCAGAATTATGTACAAATGATCCATTCCATTCAAAAACCATTTCTTGATATGGAAATTCTAATCCTGATCTATCAGAAATAGCTCTTGCATATTGTCCACCAGAAAATTTATTATGTGGTGCTCTATGTGGTCTTGTACTTCTATCGCCTAATTTATTTGCCATTATGTATAAAATCTATTAGTTGTAGCAGGTAAAATTCTTGTAGAAGGTGTATCATCACCTGCAACTAAT